CGTCACCAACATAAGTAGCAGTACCTGAAACAGTTGCTTGGTTGAATGTGTATTCAGTTGAAGCAAGAGTTGCAAGTGAAAGCAAGATTTCCTGGTCGATTTCAGCAGTGATTTCTTGTGCAAGAGCAGCCATAATTTCTGCTTCTACGTCGATACCATGCTGTGACTGAGCGTCCTGAGCAGCTTCGAAAGTCCAACGAGCTTGTAGCTTACGAGACTTGGCTTCAACAGCCTGACGAAGAATCTGAACAGAAATCTGCTTACCACCATTACCTTCTAGTGATGCTGTGTCAGCACCAGTATAGAAGCTAGTGTCAGTTGCATCAGAAGGAACTCGTGAGTATGCCTGTGCAATCTTGAATGGTGAAAGAGCTTCTTCACCAGCAGTTACCGAAGTTGCTGCTGCTGAGTTGTCAGTCAATGAGTTTGCGTAACGAACACGCAGAGTGTGAATCTGACCAACTGGGCCAGTCATTGGCTGAACACCAACGAGTTCGTTAGCGATAACAGTTGGCATAACACGACGAATTACCGGAAGGATAACGCGGTTTAGTGTAGCAATGTTACCAGCAGTTGTTGTACCAGCTGAACTTTCAGCAAGCAACTGCTTCTTTGTATTTTCAAGCAATACGCTCATAGTTGAACGACGATTGCCTTTTAAGCCTTCTAGCAGGGCGTCTTTTGTTTCTCCCCAACGGCTTTCTAAGAGTACTTTTGACATTATATTATTCTCCTAAAATATGTCTATTAAAGCCCTGCCAAACGCTTGATATCGATTACATTGTCTACAACAGTTTCATCAATTTCTTTTGTTTCTTTGGCAGTTTTATTACCAGTTGCTTCTACGATAACAGATTCAGTAAGAGCCTTCTTGCGAGGGGAGGTGTCTACTGAACCAGTATTTAGAACTGCTGGTAAATACTTATTGAAAGCGTTCTCCAACTTAGGAGTTTGTACGCTTTCGAGTAATGCTCTCATTACTTCGGACTTTTCAGCGTTTAGTGTTGACAATAGTTGACCCATTGTCTTGTCACGCTGCGAAGATTCCTTAATAATGCGAACTTCACGATCTTTTGATTCTACGAGCTTGCTGACTTCTTCCAACTTAGCTCTAGCTTCTGCAAGCTGCGAGTCTTTTGATTTTAGTGTTTTGATTACTTTGCGAGTTTCAGCTTTCTCGTTTAAGTGAGTAACTGAGAATTCTCCCGCAAATGCTTCAAACAATCTACGACCAAAAGTGTTTTCTCTTGCAAGCTTGATATCTTCCTTAAGTTGTGATAGTTCACCCTTAAGATGAGTTGATACAATTCCGCTAACTTTTTTGGCACTTTCACTAATGAACTTAGCTTTAAGTACTTCAAGTTGCTTGCGGCCTTCAGCTACCAACTTAACCTTAGCTTCAACTACTGCTTGTCTATCAGTTGAGAATTCTTTAATTTCTCTTGATAGGGCATGAACAACAAATTGTTCTAGTTTCTTCTGATTTTCCAATTGAACTTTGCGATCACTGCGTAGTTCACGGATTTCTTCGGCTAGTTTGGTCACCATGAAGTTATTGAACTTAGTAGCATTTTCACGCAATTTAAATTGCGATTGAATGCGTTCTTCGTTCATTGCCTGTCTTTCAGAAGCAAATTCACGAATTTCTTCTGCTAGGTGATCGGTCATCATCTTGTCAAGGGCTTCTACCATAACGCTACGATCATGTTCGTAACGCTGTGCAAATTCCTCACGGAGTTCTGCACGGACCTGTTCACGAGCTTCATTCAACTTAACTTCCCAGGCTTCATTTAACTGCTGCCCGATATCTTCGTTGATGAGACCGCTTTCAAGTAATGGCTTGATAGCATCTAACATTTATTTGATTCCTTTTTATATTTTAAGTTCATTGATGAGACGCTTTACTTCCTCACCAAGGAATCGTTGTATTTTTTTGTCACCCTGTGCTTCCTTAGCAATCTCTAACACTTTATGTCCGTTTCTCATATTCATGAGACTTTCATAAATTGCTTTGGGATATGCGTTTGGTGCGCTAGGTTGGGCAACGATATCGACAGTAATGATTTCAAAATCACTGACTCTACCATCCATATCGTTTACATTACCTGATCCACGACTGGATACACCTAGCTTGACCCCTGACTCCAACATCGTTCTTACGAGTTGACCCATTGGAGTTGGGAGAATTTTTAGTTTGCCAAAACCGTTGGCCCCGTCCATCCACATGCTTGTAATCATGTGTGATACACGGTCTAAATTGATTTTAAGATCATCTGGGTGGTCAACCTCACCCAAAACTGAGTAGCCTTCTGAGATTTGCTTGTTTAGAGTATCCACGGCAGTTTCAATTTCATTGACGGGGTAAACACGCTCATTTGCGTTCTTTACCCCGCCCTGAATGAAAATCCCCTTCATATAGAGGGTCTTAAAATCAGCGCCCTCTTCCTTGATAGATTCGACAACCATGCCTGCTCTATCGAAGGTAAGATTTTCTCTAAGATACAAAGCCATTTGCTCTCAGATCCCTTAGCGAATTGGTCTACGAGCAGGTCTGCGTGACTCTGCTACTGGACTCTTAGCGTTTGAGCCGTCATCACCGTGCTTTGGCTTAGGAGCTGCTTCACCCTTGTCCTTGAAGTTATCCTTACCTGGACTGTTCTTGAAGTTTCCTGCACCCTTTACAGATGTTTCACCCTTTGAGTAGAAGTTGCTTGGGGCCTTAGGAGCAGTAGGAACTGCTTCGTCGTGACCGCTGAACTTTACTGGATGACTGTCCATACCAGCTTGTCCTGAACCCTGAAGTCCTGGGCTCTTTGTCTGTACGCCGTTGTCGCCGTGTGTTACAGAAATCTTCTTAAGTTGAACTGCTTCCATCATAGCTTCTTCGTCTTCTTCACCGCCGAAGTCCATTTCGTCTCCGTCCATGTCGCCTTCTTCGCCGCCGAAGTCCATGTCATCGCCTGCATCGTCGCCGCCGCCCATGATGTCTTCAAATTCAGCCATCAATTGGTCTAGCTTGTCTTCGATGCGAATTACAGCATCTTCAACTTCTTCGCCGCCTTCATCGTCGCCTAAATCTTCATCACCGAATTCAACTTCTTCGTCACCGAAATCGATATCTTCTTCGCTGTCATCTTCTTCAGCAAGACCAGATTCTTCAGCATTGATTTCGTCAAGTAGATCGCCTACTTGTCCGCCCATGCCGCCGTCCATATCGTCTTCCATCATATCTTCGTCTTCGTCCATCTCTTCAGCCATAATTGACTCAAAGATTTCTCTTGACTTTTCTACAACGATTTCGTGAAATAGTTCTTGGGCTCTATCGTTATCTTCGTTGATAACGAGGTCCATTAATTGTTCGAATTTTTTAGTGTCCATTAAATTTCTCCTGATAACAATGGCTTTGTGTAGACTTACTTATACCATAGTCAGGAAAAGCACTCAATAAGTGCGTATTTTTTACATTTTTGAATTTTTATTAAGCTGTTGCATCAGCTTCTGGTTTTGCACCGTATTGAGTGCGAACCTTATTGAGATATAATTTCTTCTCATAATTACGCACATCCATCATTTTGCGTAATTTTCTAATCTGCGCAAGTGTTAATTTTGTTTTTCTAGAGGTTTTCCACACCGGCTTGCTATTGTCATCGTTGACATCTTGTAAACCATTAATTGGTGCATCGAACATTTCAAACAGTTGCATATTTTTATTTATCTTTTTGTGATTTGTAGTCTATCCAAAATCCAATGGCTACAATAATATTCATCCCAAGTGATGCTAGTATTATATGCAAGTCTTGGTAGATACTCATATTCATACTTAAATGAACATGACCCACCATCCAAAACGGAATAGCTAAATTCTGAGAAATCCAAATTAAAAGAAACTTTAGAAATTCTCTCATTTAATTTAGATTTGCATTGGTCCGCCTGGACCTCCGCCCGGAGCAGACGGTCCACCAGCAGCCGGAGAGTCAGCTCCTACCGGTCCAGCAACATCAGGACCTTCTTCGGGAGCTTCATTGTTTTCAATTTCGTCTGCGGTTTCGAAATCAGTCTCAAAGTCGCCAGAACTAATTCCGATGTTTCTCAAATCAGAGCCAGCAGCTTCCATTTCAACCTTCTCACTGTTTTCTTCTTCCCAAAGCTTTTCGTTCTTCTTGATTTCTTCTTCGGTTAGTCCTAAGAATCTTTCCATAGCAAATCTCTTTGACATATAGGGAAGCGATTCCATGCTAGTGAATGTACCAACTCTGCTATTGTCTAGTTCAGCTTGGCGATATGCAGCGAAGTTTTGTGGAGGATTGAAACAGATTTGGAACAATCCAGTGTCAATATTGAATCCTCTCCAGCGTAGGAACAACTTGAATTCTTCATCTAACTTGAGAGCAATATAGTTCTGCAAGCGTTCGCAGTACTGATTGAATCTGAATTCCTGAATCATCGCAGTACCAACACGACCATCACTCAATGGAGTGCTATTGTCATCTGGTCCAGTTGGTAGATATGATGACGGTACACGAAGACCTCGAGCAAGGCGATTGTTGAAGTATTTCAAGTCATCAATTTCGCCTAAGTTTTGTCCGCCCGGAAGAACTTCAACACTTGAACCACGGCCTTCTGCGGTAACTGGGAAGAAGTAGTCTTCGTTCATTGACAGTGGATTGTATGATGCGTCAACTACGCTTGCGCCGCCATATAGTGAAGGGATTCTGCGCTGGTGAATTTCGTTCTTGACTCTTTCAACAAATGCCATAGCCATATGACTAGGCATATTACCGACATCAATCTTGAACATTCTGCGTTCAGGAGCACGTTGTACACGATAGATTAGAACAGCGTCTTCTAATAGTTCCTTCTGCTTATAGACCTTAAAGATGTTCTCTAGAATCGACTGTCCGAAAGGCCAGAATCGGTCAAGCCCTTCAGTTAGTGACAAATGAACAATATGCTTTGCGTCTATCGCAGATTCACTCTGTCCTAAAGTGAAGCGTGATCCTGTGGTATTATAAGGCATTGCCGGAGTTGTGTAAGGAGCGCTACCGCCACCTCCACTGCCCCCTAATCCAGTTGCTGGATTAGCTGCAAAGTCAGTATTCGTCTTTTGTGCAACACTAAGATTCTGTAAGTTAATATTGATATCTTTTAGGACATACTGTTCAGGCTTCTTGCCTTCACTTTCATTAACGATTACCTTAATAACCTTAACCATGTCTACCCAGTACAACTTGAAGTTTTCTGGGTCACGCACAAATACATGATCTCCGTATTTTACAATGTTACGAAAAATCTTAAACATACGAACATCAAATTCGTTTAGTTTGCACCACTGTTGCAATTGTTTGCCCAATAGTTCTACTTCGTGAGGAGTAGGTTCTTCTTTAAACTCAAAACTGAATGGAGTTTTGTTATGCTCATTTCGTTGTGTGGAGAATTCTGCAATAATGTCTAAGCAAGCGTTAATTTCAGCATCAACATCCATCATTTCATATTGATTATAACGCTCGATTCTATTAGGGTGCCCTGTATAGACTTCTGGAAGTCTGGACATGTAGTTCTTGTATCCAAACTCAGTGTTACTGTAGCCGTCGGATGAACCGCCTTGACTATTCCAAGCCCCGCTATTACTGTTAATACCAGAGATAGGGCTAGAAACACCACTCTTATTTAAGAACTTCTTTTTATATGACATGTTTAGACTTCTTTTAGTTACTGTCTATTTAGTGTTAGGCACTAGCTTTTTTCAAAATCTTCTTAGTAACATCGTTGCTTGTTTCTAATGCATCTACCATTTGTCCTAATCTATAGTTTAGCTCGTTCATTGTACTAGTGTGAGCTTTCATGACAGTTTGCATTGAATTTGTTATTGATGTTGCTGCATTTTGCATAGGCTGATTGGTTTCATTAATTGCTTGTAGAGCCTTACTAGTTTCTTTACTTACCAATTGAATTAATGAATCTTGAATTTTTTTGTTCTTATCAATCATTTCGTCCTTAACACCAGTCAAATTATTATCCATCAATCGTGACATCGAACTTATCATTTTAGCAGGATCTAGTTTATCATTACTAATAGTACCGAGCATTGATTGAACTTTTTGCTGGATGTTTTGTAGTTCAGGATTAGATTTCATAAAACTATCATAAGCTTTTTTATCGACTGGCTTACCATTAACAGTATATTGTTCAGACGATTTATTCATTGATCTAGTAAATCTATTGTCTAGAGGAACAACCATCTCGGTTCCGTGTAGCTCTACTGGATATCCGCTATCTGGACCTTTTAGAATGCCGCCGCGCTCGGCGCCAATCTTACTGTTTCTTCCCATGCTACCTGAATATTGGAAGTGAATATGATTATGGTGTTTTCCGTCAGGAGATTTCCACAATGTATGATAGCCTGCAGCAGCACCGGCACGAGCAAGTTGATCAAACATTGGACCCCATTTAGGATCATTAGCTTCAACTATTCCTCCTGGAGCGTTAACGTCAATAGCAGTACCGTCATAGTGGCCGCCAGTTTTAGAGTGTGAGCCGGGTGCTGGATGTTTACCATCAAAATGTATGTTTTCGTCAACACGCAACTTCATACCTTGTAGGGCTCTACCAAGAGGAACAATACTACCTGAGGATGCGGCCGGAGGTAATCCAGGCATTGCACCACCAGGCATTGCACCAGTAGCATCTTTCACCGCCCTACCAAAATCACTCACTGCACCAATTACACTGTTAGAGTTGGAGCTTATTGCTGATGCATACGATTCTACTTTACCAAGAGCTTCTGTTCCTAAGAATCCTTTCCCGCGAGTGATTTTTTGTCCTGCAATTTGACTTGTTGCAAGCAGTGCTGCATCCTGTTGATTTAAGGCTTGATCTTTGCTAAATCCAAGCTTTGATCTCATTTGACCTTCATTTTGTTTCATAAACCAAACTACAACCTGAGAACCTACTTCAGGATCCATAACTAAATCAGGATTTTCAACTAGTCTATCATCTCCATAAATATCACGGGATGCTTTTGAATAGTTTGCCCTACCCGTCAACCCTATTGGGCCTCTTCCTCTAAACAGCCATCCGTCACCTGGTTTGTTGTTTCCACCTCTATCCCCGTACATTTTATTTGCAAATGCTTTAGGGTCTGCTTTCAGTGCTGTGATTTCAGCATCCGACATTCCTTTAGATTTAGTCTTAAATATATTTCTAATTCTAGAATTGTCAGTGTTTGCGTAACCTGCAATGTCTTCTTCTATATTGAAGTTACCGCCTGATTCTTTCATAACATTGCCTAGTACAGCGTTAATATAATTTTGATCAGTGAACCCTGCATTTTTTAAAGATTGTGAGATTTTGTCTAAATTTCCTCTCACATTTTCAGGTATAGCAGCATTATAAGATTGTGAAGTTCCACCAGGACCTGCAGGCGCATTCTCTGAACCAGGACGATCACGACCTGTCAAAGCCTTGAATAATTCGTCTGATGCAGACATTAAATCTATAAATGCTTTATTCGTACTGTCTATGTTTTTCTTAAATAGACCCATTGAATTGTTTAAATCAGTAAATGACTGCGCTTGTTTTTCTCGTTCTTCTTGTGATTGCTGCAATGGTTCTCCAAACAGTTTTCTATTTTGGTCGATTTGATCAGTAATCATATCTTCATTTTGTTGCATAGCCAACTCTTGAGGAGTTAATCCTGTACCCGGCATGCCAGCCATTCCAGGAATATTAAGTTTGTATCCTTCTTTCCAGTCTTTATTCTTTAGATTTGGATTTGCCTTTAGTAAATCTTCATGACTCATTCCATACTGTTCGGCTATTTTTCTTAGGGTATCGCCCTTCTTGACTTTATATTCATTATTAAGGTTTTCTTGTCCTGGAATGTTTAATTGAGCGCCTTCGTAAATCAAATCTTTATTTGTGATTTGTTTATTTGCTTCCATCAGTGCTTCTACAGTAGTACCGTACTGTTCAGCTAGCTTAGATAAGGTGTCACCCTTTTGAATTGTATAGCCTGCTTGTGCAGCTTTTTCCTTCTCAGAGGTACCGGGTTCTTGAGCTACTACAGGTGCAACCTCAGGTGTTATTCCATATGCAGCTAATTGTTCCGGAGTCATCTTCTCAACACCGCCAACGGAAGAAGCAGAATTCAATATAGCTAATGAATTGGCTATAGTCTCTTTATTAGATTCTTCCAAGCTTTCTGCTGCGGATGTTAGTTTTTCTGCTGCTTCCGCAGTTTCAGTTGTAGGTGAATTGGGTTTTCCAGTACCAAACAATTTGTCACTATTTTGATAAAGTCCGTATAGTCCTCCTAATACACCTCCGATAGCGGCGCCTGCTGCCGTACCGAGTCCAGGAATAACACTTCCGATCATTGCTCCGGTACCTGCGCCAGTTACCGCACTAGAACCTACTGAAAGTGCGCCTGCTGTTTTAGTATGGCCGGCTTCTTCTGCTTTTTCACTTCCGTAATCTAATGCCATGCCGCCTAATAAGCCGGCTAGCCCTCCAGCAGCACCTTTAGCAAATCTAAGAAGCTTGCCGCCCTTGCCGCCGCCACCACCAAAGCCTCCGCCGCCTGACATAGATTCTCTCATGTCTGCTCTAGCAGCGGCATCGCTTGCCTTTGCTTCTCTAAGATCGGCAGCAGCAGCTTTCATGCTTGCGGCTGCTTCTCTCATGTCTGCGGTTGCGGCTCTTTGGCTAGCGGCAGCTTCTCTCATGTCAGCAGAAGCGGCCCTTCTACTAGCTGCCGCTTCTGTTCTATCTGCTGAAGCTGCCGAACCACTTGCTCTAGCTTCTGCTATGTCGGCTGCTCTTGCTCTATTACTTGCTGTTGATTCTGACCTGTCTGCTGAAGCTGCCGAACCACTTGCTCTAGCTTCTGCGGTGTCTGCTCTAGCGGCATTACGGCTAGCACTAGTCTGTTGCTTCATTGCAGCGGCAGATTCTCTTAATGCTTTAGTGAAGTCTTTTTGTGCTTCTTTTGCAGCGACCGATGCTCGCCATTCTTTCCATTTAGCAGCGGCCAATACCCCGGTTGCAACTGTAGCTACTGCTAAACCAGCTTTCAGCGCAATTAATCCATATCTCATAGCATCTGCCGCTAACTTATTAAGGTCAGTTGCATTTAGTAGTGCTGCTGCTTTCTTGATACCATCAATTAAGAATTCTTGATATTTTTGCTGTAATGCTCTTTCTGCGGATCTCGCTTTTTCAATGGCGTCATCCATCGGAGAACCTGCTTTGCGTTCTTCCTGGTTCTTCTTAGCAGCCGCTAATCTTTCTTCGGCAGACTGACCAAAGGTGTCATTCAGTCTACCTATTGAATCTTTTAATAACCCAGTACTAGCAAGACTTTGTTCGTCCATATGCAATGCTGCTTGGCCCAAATTAGTAGACATTTGACTTTGCTTAGCGGTTAGGTCATCTGCTGATTGTGCAGCAACCTTCATCCCGTCTGCGCCGCGCTGGAGCTGGGTTCTTGCTGTATCTAAATCTGCTCCTAAAACTGCTAAAGGTGCGGAAATATTATTATAAACACCGGTTCTCATGTAGTTCATGTACAGTGCTGTTTGTTCAGGGCCAACAAGATTGGACATAGTGTCTCTATAGTCGGCCATAGACTTCATTTTAGCTTCTAATTCAGCGGCTTCAGCGAATTGTTTATTATCTCTTAACCTCTTAAGCTCAACCAAATCCTGACGCTGAGCAATCTTTTCTTGCATCACCGCTGCTGCAATATCTTGTTCGGCTCTTAGTGCATCTGCTTGTTTACCGGTCAAGCTTGATAATGCATTTAAGTTTTCTGCATATTTTAATGATTCTTTTCTTAGTTGGTCTATAGATTTATTCTGTGATAGATACGCCAAACCTGAAGACTGTTGCTGCTTAATGTAAGTAGCCTGCATTTCAGTAAGTTGTTCTTGGGAAATACCCATTTTACCAAAAGCTTGTCTAGTTTCTTCAGATACATTAGCCAGTTCCATAAACTTGACAGCGCCATCGCCGGCAGTTTTACCTAAAGTAATAAGACCTGTCCCTAGTCCCTGCGTAATTTTGCCAAGGGTTTGAATGTTTTCGCCAAAGTATTTGGCATCATTAGCTAATTTTAATAGACCTTCAGATGATGTGGGTAATGCACCTGCTGTTTTAACAGTTTCGTCTCGTAAGTTAACAATTGCATCAGTTAGTTTTAGCGCATCACCTACGACCTTAGATGCAATTTGACCAGCGACACCTACAATTGCACCTAAAGCTTGACCGACAATAGGTAAAGAACTTGCTAATCCTTGGGCGGCACTTGCGGCGGCGTCTACAGTACCGCCGTACTTACTAAATCCCTTTTCAGCACTCAGTAATGCTCCGCCCAAAGAACCTAATACATTAGAAGTGCTACTTACCGCTGCTGAAAAAGCAGTAAGTGTCATCTGTGATGCTCTAGCCGCTTTATCCCACTTTTCACTAGATTCCGCTGCTTTAGCTTGAGCTTCTGCATACTTGGTATTAGCTTGTTCGTTGGCACCCATACCTTTAGCAAAGCCACCTGCTGCGGCATTAAGTTTGCCGCCAGCGGTTTTCATTGCACCCATTTGAGCAGCCATCATTGAATTTTGCTGGGCCAGCAATTCGTTCATCATACGAAGCTGTTCTTCTAGTTGTGCAATTACTTCAGGATCCATACTTTTACCTTTTTTATGCTCGGTTTTTTACTTACTAAATATGTTATGTATTTAGTATCGGAAATTTACCCGAACTTTATGAGGAGAAAACATGGAAAATAATCCACTAAGACAGTATTTCAGAAGACCAGCAGTATACTTAAAGTTACCGAGCGGTGGTCAATCCTATGAAAAAGGAGTAGTAGACCTTACCGATACTGAGGAACTTCCAGTATACCCGATGACTGCAATCGATGAAATCACTGCTAGAACCCCTGACGCCTTGTTCAACGGAACGGCTGTTGCAGAATTAATTAAGAGTTGCATTCCTGCTATTAAAGACCCTTGGAAGATCAATAGTGTCGATTTAGATTCAATCTTAATTGCAATTAAAGCAGCGTCCGGCGGCGAAAATCTAGAACTAGATTCTATTTGCCCTGCATGTAAAGAATCTGCTACATATCAGATTAATCTTATCGGTATTTTGGCTTCATTGAAGCCAGGCGATTATGACAAGCCATTGGAAATCGGTGACCTTAAGATTAAGTTTAAGCCACTCAGTTATAGAGAAATGAATGCCGGTGCGATGGGACAATTTGAAGTTCAGCGTGCCTTCATGAGTCTTGAACTAATTGAAGATGATGATGAGCGCAACACTGCAAGCCATCAGGCACTTGAAAAAATCACGCTACTTACTATGGATCTAATCGCAAATACGATTGAACATATCATTACACCTAATGCAACAGTGACAGAAAAAGAATTTATTCTTGACTTCTTGAAGCATTGTGATAGAAATGTGTATACCGAAGTTCGTGACTACAACACTATGTTAAAGCTTGAAACAGAAATTAAGCCATTAACTATTGAATGCACCAGTTGCGAAAACAAGTATGAACAACCATTCACGCTAAACCCAGCAGATTTTTTCGCATAAGGCTTCTGGCGTCGTCTCCTGAGGCCGTTAAGAACCTAATTGAACAATTCGAAAAAGACGTAGAAAACATTAAGACGAATGCGTTATCCCTCTCATGGTATATGAGAGGGGGCGTATCCTATGAGGATATCCTCAATATGTCTTCGTTCGAGAGACAAGCAATATCTGACCTCGTAGAGAATAATCTAGAAGTCACTAAGAAATCTAACTTACCATTCTTCTAAAAGCTATTTTTCTTTCAGAGTTGTTCTTCGAACAACTTATCCCTTTACTCACTTCGTTCGTTTCGGTATAGTTTTTAACGGTAATAGTATTTCTTTCTTATGGAATATATATTGCCGGTTTAGAAGCCATGGTAGTGCTCCTAAGAGGCACTACCAAGATTTGGACATTGCCATGGCCTGTCATCCTGTGTTGTCTATTCCCCGACTAACTAGCTCGTATCGCTGTTAATCGCTACCGGTTGCCCTGTAAAGTTTTCTGGGACTGTAGTGAGACTTCCGTCTCTGCAACGCATGTTCTGTGACTTCAAGACAAAGTATATCACAGACTCATTTAGGGTTCGCCTACCTAACGAGAGCCCTATCGGTATTCCATGACCTCACGGTCACGCATACTCCAGATCCGGACGCATACATCAGTGGTGCGGCCTCAAGGAGGTTCTTACGAACATATCAATGTAGGGTTCTGTAAACTTATTCGGGAATAGTGTCTGAAGCTGAGGTTGACTTAGGGTCATTTGGGCCAGAGTACATTTTAAGAAGGTCTTTGTTGAATTTGAAAAAATGATTGAATTCTATTATGATCCAATCACCATGCGCCTTAGAGGTATAGTATGTAAATTGATCAGTAACCCAAGTCTTCTTATCAGACTGCACTACTACAAATTTACCTTTGCGGTTGAACTTCATGAACAAGATGTTTAAGTCATCATCTTCGGCAACATCCATCATCTGCTCAATCCAACCTTCAAGAACTTTGCACTCACCGGTGTATAGCTGATGAAATGGGAAGTCCTTGTAACTTTTACATTCCGCGTTAAACTTTGCGAAACTTTGTCCAGGGACAATATCTCCCTTGAAAGAGCGAATCTGCCCTTCGTCTAGATATTGTTTTCTAACTTGATTTTTGCCGCCCACATACGCACCGGAGCCGGGCGCACGAATAAAGCTTTCGTCATATAAGCTGCTTAGAAAATTAGCAACTTCTCTTTCGAAGCTTGAACCTTTGTTTTTACTTGGTGAGGGCATATACTATCTTATCTTTCTGTACGGTGTCCGTAATATTTTTATTCAATATCTGTTGTCGTATTGTAACTTGTGAACCCATTTTCTTTCACAACCTTCAACACTTGCGGAACTCGTCCGGCTAGTTCTTCTCGGTGACTGACAAGCCAAATAGATTTATTACGGCGACGAGACATATCCTTGAGAATAGCCATGCTGTTCTCAACTCCAACTGTATCCATACCACTATCAATCAACTCATCAATAAAGATGGTGTTGATAGGATAGTACAGGTTCTCCCAAACGTCTCTAAACGCAAATGAAAGGCCAAGTATTAGTCGGTTCCGCTCACCTCGTGACAAGTTATCAAAGTCTAACTCACGACCAAGTTCAGTAATTTCAACCGACAAGTCATTTTTGAAAACGACTGTGTGCGGCAAACCAATCTTATCAAGATAGTTTGTCAACCTACTATTTAGATAACTTAAGTTCTGATCGATGATCTTCTTACGAACGAATGAGTCTTTACTTGTGAGCAAGTCTTGTAGGAACTTGTAATGCTCCCCTAACTTAGAGAGTTCGTTAATTTTGTCGAAGCTGATTTCTTGCAGAGCTTGCTTTTCCATATCAGCGATTTGCTCACTGTATGGATCAGATTCTTCTGCTTTAGTTGCGATTGATTTCTCTAAGTTAGCAACGATAGTGCGATGTTCAACCGCTTCTGATTCATTATCATATATGGTAACTGGCATAACAGGAAGTACAATGTTGTTACCAATCAACTGGTCACTGTAAGGATCTTCCTCAGTATTTTTAGTTGCAATCTGTTGTTGAATGCGCTCAAGTTCTGAACTATGCTTGATTGCTTCTGTTTCAGTTGCATAATGCGTAACTGGCTTGTCGCCCAAAACATAAATTGAATTTTTATTTTTTTCTAAATCGTTTTGGGTTTGGGCAAGCTCACCTTCAGAAATAGTCAACAAGTCACGCTTGTTGTTAATTACTGAGGCATGATTTTCGTCATGGAAATCTTGACCACAAGCATAACACTTGTTTTCTTCAAGCGTCTTGATTTCTTCCTGAAGCTTAGTAACAAGTGATTGATCCTTCTTTAAAGAAGCTTCAAGTGCTTTAATTGTCTTGTCTAAGCTTTCAAGCTCAAGTTTGGCAGCATTATATATCTTGAGGTCATAGTGCGCCCTCAACTCATCATCAATATTGATATGGCTTAATGTATCATATTGTTTTTGAAGTGTTGCAATATCACTGTCACGCTTTTGCAACCATGCAGTTTGCCTTGCAAGAATAGCTTGGTATTGTTCTAGCTGCTTTTTCTTTTCATTATAGACGGCTAAATCCTTATGTGCAAGCAGTTCTTTTTCAATATCAATCTTACTAAGTTCATCATAGTCAGCAACTAACTTAGAAAGTGCTTCGTCATGTTGCTTCTGCCAAAGATTTTGACGGCGCTTTAGTGCATCAATCTGTTCTTGAACCCGCTTGTTAGCCTCTTCAACTGCTTTGACTTTGAATTCTTCTTGCTGGATAGAGTCCTTGTTAATGCGAATCTTTTCTTTGATTAAATCAGCCTTTTCAGAAAGCAAGGTGATACCAAGAAGCTGTTCAATAATCTTTCTTTGATCGCCGGACGGCAATGACAAGAATGGAGCAGAATAAGTGTTCAACGCAACAATATGCTTGAACATATCAGCAGTCATACCCAGAGTACGCTCGATTTCCCTTTGCGTATCTTTGTTCTCTCCCTGGGCACTATCTGCGGCATCGTCCTTCTGTTCTTCTCCGTTGATATAGAATTTGAGAATATTTGGTCTGCGACCACGCTCAATCTTATACTCAACTCCGCCTGAACTATATTCAAGAGTAACCATCATACCCTTGCCGTTCGTGCGGTTAATCAAGTTGTCCTTGCGAATCTGATTGATTGGATTACCATATAGTACATAGGTAAGACCCTGAATAAGGGTTGTCTTACCAGTACCATTTCTAGCACCATCACCACCTAAGTCTAGGTTCTCACCAAGAATAAGCGTAAGTTCTTTGCTATCAAAGTTAACTGCTTGTGTTACTGCGCCGATACTAAGAAAGTTGCGAAGCGTGATATTCTTAAGTACAATACTCATAGGTTACGGTAAATCTCTAACAACATTTTGTTATCATAAAAGTCACTTTCGATTGAAGTGATTTGGTCGATAACGATTTGGTCAACACTTTCAAACTTCAACTCGCCCGGGGCTAAGTCTTGTCCAACAGTATCAAGCTTCATGGGAATAAGTGTCATTTCTCTTAACTCATGTTTAGGGATAAGTGTTTCACGGATGTAATTTGCTTCTTCATACGAAATATCAATATCAAGATGCACTCTAACATATGTCTTAGGAAGTAGCAAGCCCTCTGGGTTATCTAGGATATCACTAAGCTTGTATACCCGAAACTTAGGCTGATTAGGCCAAGCGTGAAACTCTGGTTCTTGGTCCCACTCTAGAATCATCATGCCACGAGCGTCATCACCTGCGTCTGCATAGTTGTGAGGGAAAGCGTTGCCGATATACCAAATGTTATTGCGAGCCTGACGCTTATGAAAGTGTCCACTGAACACCTTTTCGAATCCAGTAACATGTTGGTCGTTTAGTTCACCGTGATCGGGCATCTGAACCATTGCGTTCATGTAGAAGTTAGGAAGTTCAAGATGGCTGAATAGATACTTGCCGCCCATCTTTGCTAGCTTCTTGTAGTCATCGCCGATTAACCACGGCGCAATAACTACATTGCCTTCACTGAACCAGTCATTGACAATTACTACATTAGGTAAATGGTTAGCCCACTCAACACTATGTACATCGCGGCGATCACGGTAATAAAGATCATGATTACCTGGGATAAAATATGTTTTTTCAAATGCGTCATTGAGTTTTTCTAGCGCCCTAAGTCCATACTGTAGCGTGTGAATGTTGATACTTGCTCTATGGTGATTCCAATCACCTAAGAACAAACAGGTTTCACATCCTTCTTCTTTTGCTTTACTAATAAACCATTCAACAAAATCCAAACAGTCTTGGTTATGTTGTAAACTATTTGATTTTAGTCCGAAGTGAATATCAGTAAAGACTGCTGCCTTCTTGAATAGATTTGTCATATTTTGACTATAGTACCTTTAAGAGTGAAATGCAACAAAACTGGTTACCTTATTGTTTAAGTCCGTGCCCTATCTTTGACCCACTCATTTGGCGAGTCATACTTGGGTTTAGTCCGTTCATTTCTAAGATATCATCACGAATGTTCTGACTACGCTTTTCTGTGTTCAATACACGACAAAAGCTATTGGTAATAGCAGCGGTATAGTATGCGAATGGGTTAGCACTCTTTGCCTCATTGAATCGTAATCCAACATAAGTCAACTGTAGAATAGCACTAGCCTTCATTTCGTCATTGTAAGTATAGCCGCGCCAGTTAAACTTCATAGCATACTTTTCACAAAGCATCATGTACATACGAGCTAGTTTGTTAGTGATGTTTCCTTGTTCTTTTTCAAAATGACCGTTTTCCATGCCACCTACCCAGTGACTTTTGCCTACACAAATCCAATTGTTATTTTCATCTAACTTGTAATGTTGAAAAGGCGGAAAGTTCACTTTCACATGAACCATGTCTTCTACTTCTGCTTTAGTTATCTTGTCTTCTAGATCACTGAAGTCGGTACCGTCATCGTCTTCGAATACAAAAATGTCCTTAGCAGTTTTCTTCTTCACTGTCTTTCTAGGTTGTTTTTGTGCTACGGGTACATGATCCCAAGTCATAACTCTAAAGATTAAATCTGTAGTAGGTATCTTTTTTGGATCAAGCTTTTCGCCTGCATCAATAGATAGTCGGGTAGCACGAACTTCTTTAGCTGCTTTAATCTGTGCGGGTTTTGCTGCATAAGTTAATGAAGTAATGATGTCGCTATCCGGCTTATCAATAATCAAATCATATCGATGATACTCCGGATCTACAAATGAGCAATATGAATTTTTACTTGTGTGGATTTCTTTTAAGATATCTTTATTGTTGAGGTAATTTATTTTTTTAGGACCAGCCACATTATTTCCTTTTCTTAATGAACAGTATACAACAACTGTTGCAATTCTGCAACAGTTTTGGGTAAAAATAACGGTATTTTGAAGCGATAAATACTATTTGAGTAATTCTATTTATTAGAGGAAAAATATGGCAAATCCAACTTCTATCGAAGAGGCATTAAAAGTAGCATCAGTCGGGGCACAGTGGTATAGACCTGGCGATGGCAAAAAGAAAGATGCCATGAACCTGCAAAAAACTAAAAACGGATTTATATTTTTTGCGTCCGGACAAGCCAGTTACAAAGCAACCCCGGCCCAAGCTGCTGCATTCTTTAGAGCGCAAGGCCTCACCAACTGTAACATGCCGCAATTTATGCCTAAACCGAAAGCCCCGGCAGCCTCGACCCCTAAAAAGACCGTTACACCTACTAAAGGTGCACCTAAAGCAACAACTACACCCATTGATCCGGGAACAGGTACCACATATACAGTTGTAAAGGGAGATACATTATCTTCTATTGCTAAAAAATATGGTATAACTCTACAAGAACTTCTAAAAGCTAATCCGCAAATTAAGAATCAAAACTTAATTAAGGTTGGTCAAGTTATCAACATCCCTGGAAAAGAAGAAATAGATCCAGCATTTGATGATAATGATATCTTATTAGCACAGTCGGCGCAGACTGAATTTGACCAAGCAAACTTCGAAGGATTTGACGATTGGAGAGTTAGATTATCGTTAGCACCGGGTGCTAACTATCTATACGATGGTGAAAACCCAGGTATATTACAACCATTACAGGCAACTAACGGGGTTGTATTTCCTTATACCCCTACTATACAAGTAAACTATAATGCAAATTATAATGCGATTGATTTGACTCACAGTAACTATAAAGTGCAACAATACCAAAATAGTAGTGTTGATAATGTGACTATTACCTGCGACTTTACTGCGCAAGATGTTTACGAAGCAAGATACTTGTTAGCAGTAATTCACTTCTTTAAGACAATGACTAAGATGTTTTACGGTCAAGATCAATATCCTATTAGAGGAACTCCTCCTCCCCTTTGCTATATGTTTGGTTTAGGCGGTTACCAGTTCTCAGCACATCCATTAGGTATTACCAGTTTTAACTATAGTCTTCCTAATGATGTTGACTATATTAAAACTACAGCTCCTAATCCTAATAGAGAGACAGAAACACTAAACAGAATCATGAGTGCTGACATTACAACACAGCTTGCTAATGATAGATTGGGTGATCAGTGTCAAGTAGGAGGGTTACCATCTCCCCCTAAATTTACTGCTGAATTTATAGATAAAATATCTACTTGGGTACCGACTAAAATATCATTAACAATTGGATGTGTACCGATTATGAGCAGAAATCAAGTTTCGAATTACTTTAGTCTTAATGAATACGGTAGTGGAAGATTAGTGAATGGGGTAACTCGACAAGGCGGAGGATTCTGGTAATGGCAGGAGTATCAAACACTTGGACTTATCCACAGAGTAGTCCTTACTACGATACCAACATTGTAGAAAATAAATTTTTAGACTTTCTTGAGTATCGAGAAATTCCACTAAATCCAAATGATGTATACTATGAAGTACCGTTGGTGTATCAGTATAGACCGGATTTATTAGCTTATGACTTATACGGCGACGCTGCATTATGGTGGGTATTTGCAGCAAGAAACCCTAACCTATTGGGCCCTGATCCGTACTTTAATTTAGTGGGCGGAATAGGTATATATATACCTACACTAGTAACATTACAGTTGGCTCTTGGAACTTAATAAATTTTATGGCAAATAACAATGACAAACAACAAAGATTAAACAAAGCACTTGCTGATCTAAATGCAGGTGGAAGCGTGTATTTGAGTAAGACCAGGCTTGTAAGAAAAATAGACGGCAAATTCGTTGTCTTTAACCCGCAAATTACTGGATTTGGTGAACTTCAAGCAGGTAACGCTACACTAACAAAGAAAAAACTAGCCGCAGCCATTGCAGCTGGTAAAGCCAGTATAATCTCGCAGGCCCAACTTTCTGCTGGACTAAACCCTACTTCGTCTGTGCCAAAACCAGTTGGTAGTACTAAGCCTAAGCCAAAACTCAAAGGCAGTGCCGATGATGATAAGGGTAAGAGTAAAAAGAAGCCTGAAGCAAGCAAAATTAAAGTCAGAAAAGAAGCTGACCCTAATTTAAGTCCCGGCAAGAGACTTAAAAATCCTTTGGGAGCGTTGTCAAGCTACAACTATCAATTATCTTTGTATATGATAACTCCTGATGCACTTGAAGTGTTTAAAGAAAATGGATTCAAAGACATTAACAAATTGGGAGTTTTATACTCTAATAAGATAGGACCTAATGTAGCGAATGATGCAGTGTCGGCAGGCGCATATATCGTAGCACAGTCCGGTGGCGTAAATGCACAAGAAACGCGGGCACCGAGTTTTGGATTTGATTATGGCATTGATAATCTATCATACGAAATTGTTGGTCAAAAAGAGTCAGGCACTGCTGCGGCAAACTACTCATTTAAATTTACTATAATTGAACCATATGGATTTAGTTTTATCAGTAATTTGAAAAGAGCATCCGATGCTATACAAGATTATAATAAGCGGTTAGTTAAGAAACGAGCAGATAAAGCAAAAAAGAAAGCTGCCGCCCAAAATCAACGAACTGCTCAGAAGCAAGGGCCAAATGCCGGTGCCCGTCAGAATCAAAATACGCAAACTCCTGCTGATACTAACGGTGGTAAGGGGTCATCTACCGAAACTCCGCAAAATGCATCTAAGCAATTATTTGTTTTAGGTATTAGATTTTATGGGTACAATGCTTCAGGTAAACCAGTAAGAGGCACGGACACTACGGCTGCTGTTAACCTAATGAGCAATGTTATGTACAGAAATGGTAAGATAGTCGAACAACAAATTGATCCGGGGAATAATTCATATGCATTATTTGAAAGATATTTTCCAATAATGATAACCGAAATGAAAACTTCAGTTGACGGTAGAGAAACAAGATATGATATTACAGCAGCGCCTCATTCTCAAGCTGCTATGGGATCAAAAAGAGGTATGGTTAATGTCGGGTTCGAAATCACAGCATCGACTGTAGGGGAAGCATTAGATAAGCTAGTGACTAATCTAAACAAAGAACAAAAAGCTATGAATGATAAAACTGGTTCAGGATATGCGTATGACATAAAATATGCAAGTAATTTTGATGCTAATAGAATTAGAAATTCTACAATTGTTAGTAAAGCCGATTTAGACAAATATAAGTGGCCAGGCTCTGGCGCTAAAAATACAAAAGAAACTAACGCAAACACTGAAACTAAAAAAGGACAGAAGCCTAAGAATAATGGTAGAACAATTTCGATTGATAAAGGTCCTATCATTCAAGCAATTAACAAAATTATTGCACAAAGTTCTTTCTTAGAAGGTGCTATGAAAACAGTGTTTACTACCGCGATTGAACCTGACCAAGATAAGACGGGTCTTCCTGAGCTAGATAAGTCTGGTAAAAAAACTATCGAATGGTTTCATGTCACTCCGGACATTGGAAATATGTCATGGGATGAAAATAAAGCCGACTGGGTGTATGATATCAATTATATTTTGAATGTCTACGATACACCAGTAATAGACACGGCTTATGCAAATCCAGGTAAAAAATACTATGGCCCAATGAAAAGATATGAATATTGGTATTCAGGAACAAATACTGAGGTACTTAATTATAAACAAACACTTGATAATAACTATTATACTACTTTCTTAGATGGCAGTCTTGGAAAGGGAAAAGACGATAAAGACGCAAACAAGAATGGCGGACAAAACGCACCAAACGCTAGTGGAGGAACAGGCAATAACGCTGGAACAAATACCCCGTTAGTACAAAATCAAAAGACAGGGCAGCCTACGCAAGGAAAAGCCGGTCTTGCAATGGAAGCACAGAACAGTTACCTAACATCATTATTTGACCCAACTGCTCAAGCGACAGCAGAAATACAAATTTTAGGAGATCCCGATTGGCTAATGTCTACTACTAATTCAGTAACTAACGATAAAGGAGAAACTGTTGCTAGTTTGGCACAAAACGAAAGCCTCGTGTATAATAAATTTTACGGTAGTGACGGGGTTAGTATTAATCCCGGCGGAGGACAAGTATTCTTTGAGATAGACTTTAAAGAAGCAATTGACTACAAATCGGGAGGACAAAATATTGCAATTGGTGAGACCGGTGGCGTAACTGGTGCACCAGGCACAATGTCAATCAACAGTAGTATTTTATTTTGGAAAGATCCAAAAAGTATTAGTAAATTAGTAAAAGGAATAAGTTACTCGCTAACTAGGTGTAAAAATACTTTTTCCGGTGGGGTATTTAAACAAACATTATACGCTACTATGAATACATTCGGTGATAGTGCAAGTAATGATGACGGCAAAGCAAGAGAAAAACCTGCACAACGAACCGGCTCTGGACCAAATAAAGGTAATAGCAATGCTACTACAAATAATACAGGATTAAAGGCGGCACAGGCACCTGCTGCTAAACCGCAGAGCAGATCACCCTCAGAATCAGTGCCGTTTGATGGTACTCGTGTGGGTGGCCGCACCCCCGCTAATGCAGTGCCGTTTGACGGCGTACCCAAAAAAGCACAACCCAGAGAAACTTAATAGGAAAATAAAATGGCAGAAGACGTTTTTAAAGCTACAGGACCGCTAAAGTCAAGTAAGCCCAGCGCAGGTGGCGGAAGTACTTTAGAGTATCCAGTAATAGGGGTTGTCAAGGACAACATTGACCCTACACGCTCGGGCAAAATCAGAGTACAACTTGAAGGTGCAACCAACAGTCAATCAGATAATGCTGATGGTTGGAAAACTGTACAATATCTCAGTACTTACTTTGGTATGGTTAAACCAACTGCCGGTCAGTCAGGCAATGGCGATTATGTAAGCAACCCAAGTGCATATGGTCAATGGCAAAGCCCTCCTGATATCGGTACTAAAGTACTGTGCATCTTCGCTGAAGCAGATCCTAGTAGAGGATTTTATATAGGTGCTATTCCTGAACCAGAAGCACTACAGATGATTCCTGCTATTGGATGCAGTGACAATGTAGTACCGAATGAAGGAGAAGCACAAGGATTAGCGGGCGCAACTAGGCTGCCGGTAACTAGCATTAACACAAACAACAAGGCACAAGCAGACAGTACCAATTACTTAGATGCTCCTAAACCAGTGCATAGCTACACGGCTAGTATCATGAGTCAACAAGGAATCATTCGTGATCCTATTCGCGGTCCTATATCATCAAGTGCTTCACGAGAAGCAGTAAGTCGTGTCGGATGGGGAGTAGCGACTCCGGGCCGCCCCATTATGGAAGGCGGGTACAACGACGAAAACTTACCTGAAAACTTAGACAGTAAAAATCAAGAACAATTAAAGGTCACTGCCCGCAGAGGTGGACATAGTATCGTTATGGATGATGGCGATATTATTGGTCGTGACCAGCTCATCAGAATTAGAACAGCACTAGGTCATCAGATTATGATGAGCGATGACGGTCAAACACTAATGATCTTACACAGTAATGGTCAAAGCTTTATTGAATTGGGCAAGGAAGGCACCGTCGATATATTTTCTACCAACTCATTCAATGTGAGAACACAGGGCGACATCAACTTCCACGCTGACCAGCACATCAATTTTCATGCCAGTGAGAATATGAATATCCAAGCAAAAAATCTTCACATTAATACCGAAGAAGATTTTAAAATGCGTTCTGGACAAAACTTGCAGCTATATTCAGTAGAAAACTTTACTGTAAAAAGTTTAGGTGCGGCGGCTATTAAAGCAGGCGGGCAAGCAAGTTTTGCAAGCTCAGGAATGACATTTATTAATGGATTAAAGGTAAACTTAAACACAGGTAAATCTAGTGTTAACCCAAAGAAAGTTCCCATCATTACTCTTATCACTCAAACTGATACATTACATGATGAGCAAAAAGGGTTCATCGCTGCACCGGGTAAGCTACTTACGGTTACTACAAGAACACCGGCCCACTATCCTTGGACTAATGCAGGTCAAGGGGTTGATGTCAAGAGTACACTAGATGCTACAAAAAGTCTTCCGGTAACACCGTCGAGTAGTGTTCAAAAAGCCAATCAAGAAGGTCTAGCATCAGGCGCTATTGCACCTGCTATTGCAACTGTTGCATCTGCGCCGGATACTAAAACAATATCTAAGTCTATGGACAAGACTGTTACTAATGCAGTTATGGGTAGCGTTGCTACTAGTGCTGCAACTGGTATTGCTAAGAAAGCTGTAACGTCAGGCGCTGCTATTGTTAAATCAACCGGTGGTGTAATTTCAGGCGAAGGCAATATCGTCGCTGTAGGTACATATGCTCAAACTCCTACTCAGCTTGTTAACGCAAATATATTAAAGCCGGGTGCAGACACACTTATTAATGGATTGGCACAACGAGCAGGAGCTACCATTGAAAGTATTATGCCTACGCAACTCTTCACCGGTAAGTCTGGCGCAGTAGATCTAAAGTCTTTCATATCAGATACCGCATCACAGACTACAGCCGTTATTACAACAATGCAGAAAGCTCAAAATACTCTGGGCAAGATCGGCGCACTGACCGGCAAAGAAGCATCGACTCAAACAGCAGGAATAGTTGCAGCCGCAGCCACAGTAGGTCTTACATCCACTATAAATGCAGTTAAGAGTATTTCAGGTGTAGCAACATCAGCGGTCAACAATATTCCTGGTTCATTATCAGCTACGGTGTCCGGCGCCTTAGGCTCAGCTACTTCAGGCATAACTTCAGAGGTTAACAAAGTTACTGGACAAATTACAAACGTTGCCGGACAATTAACTGGCACGCTGGGTCAAGCAACTAACGCAATTGCTGCAATCGGTGCAGGAGCAGCCGCAGCTGGACTAGCAAATAAACTAGGCGGTCTCGGTGGCATAAGCAATTCTATTAAGGGCCTTAGTAAGGGTCTCGGTGGGCTTAAGGGTCTTGGTGGCAAACTTGGTGGATTGTTCGGCGGCGGCGGAGGCGACGGTCCTTCGTTCACTGATCTAGTAGAATCAGTTAAGGGACCTGCTGGCGCTGCATTCACATCTATCAGAGACTCACTGAAGCCATTACAAGCCGGAGTACCTCAGAATCTTACTGCAATAGCTAAAGCTTCGGCGGCAACTATTGCAGGTATATCAAGTAGCGCAAGCGGAATAGCCGGCGTCGGTGATCAACTATTAAAGAGTTTTGTCGACCAAAACAGTATCACTTCTATTACTGACCTTAATGAACTAATCGATAATAATACTGTTGCCGGAATTACTGGATCATTTAGACAAATAAAAGCTCAATTAGGATCAGTAGGGGATAGCTTATCAAGTCAGTCTGCTGATTTAATAAATCAATTTGGTGCCCTATCAACTAACACAGGGGGCATTAATATTGATTTATTGTCTCAGTTTGGAGGAAATGCAGTTTCTACTGTGACCAGTTTAAGCAAAGCGTTAACTAATACTCCAAACTTAATTAATGGAATACCTGATAATTTAGGATCGATAGTGAATCCTATGAACACTCTGAATAATATTTTTAATGATATCAATACTGATGTCACTGGAATAAGAAGTACATCACCCTTAGTTCCATCTAATATTGAAAATACAATTACCGATATCAATAATGCAGTAAAAGACATAAGTGGTATTGCAGGTGCTGCATCTGCTATTGCTAAGGGGGATATGACAGAATTAAGCAATGCTGCTAACGCTATCCAATCGGGTGCAAGCGCAGCTATGTCATCTGCATTGGCTAGTGGTATTAACAATTTACCAGGTGGAGCAAGAGCTATTTCTGCCGTCATGAATAATGCTGAAGGCGCCATTAACAGCTTACCGGGGACGGAGATGTTAGGAGACCTGGTTAAAAACTTACAGACCTCTGCTATTAACGAAGTGAGTAAGACTGTTGATGGAATAACAAATTCAATTAATAGCAAATTAGGCGGAGTATTAGGTAAAGAAGGCGGACTTACTAATCTGATATCATCGGCATTACCTTTAGGTAAAGCAGCAGGATTATTGTCAGGGCTGTCAGCATTGGGTGCAGGCGGACCAGCTAAGGTCAAACTACCTACAATAAGTTTCAATACGTTTGATAGATTGGGAGTAGATTCTCAAGTTAAGACACTCTTGAGCAATCCTAAAATTCCAATACCTAACCTTGTCGGAGAAATCAAAGCGGGAGTGGTTAATCAGGTAGAACAGTTAATTAAGAAGAATAAAGACGCATTTAAGATTTTTGATGAGCTAGAAAACTGGGATCAAAAAATCAAAGAAGCAACTGACAAATTATTTGAAGCAGAATCTAATTTCCCTGCCGGAGATAGAGGAATAGCATCAGCACAGGGTATATTAGATTCCATATTGAATGATTCGGAATTAGTATCATTACGCAAGAAAGCAGAATCGTTTGGTGAAAACGCAGTAGATGATGTTAGATCATTGATGTCATCTGCAAGTCAAACGGCAACAAATATGCTTAACAGTGCTAATTTAGGAAGTGCGGTTAGTACAATAAAAGCCAGTGCAATGGAAGTCATGCAGCAAACCAATAATAACCCAACGAAGAACACCGTGAAGTCAATCGCTGGTCAGGGTTCAACTGCAATTACACAGTTACAGGCTAGATCATCTTCTTCGCAGACAGATATCAATAATTCTATTGCAGGAATTATAGGACCATCTGACAACACTACTTTCATATAAATTAGGGACTAAATAATACTATGCCTCAGTACTATGGATATTCAAGCATCAATGCTAACAAACCCAAAACAACCAATGCCATATCAGGAGTAGACGGGGGTCCAGGCGGCATAAGACAACCAATTTACTGGGGAAAGAAATTCACCTTAGTAGATGAGCAGCTAGTGATTCAAGATTTTATTAATGCGTTCAATATTAGACAGGGTACTAAGGTAGGTAAACCAGGATATGGAACCACAATGTGGGACTTTGTGTTTGAACCAAATACGGCTGACATAGTACAGGCCATTCAAGCTGAAGTTCGTAGAGTTGCTTCCGCAGATCCAAGAATTCAAATTGCTAATATCAGCGTCTATCCAAAAGAGAATGGCATACTAATTGAATTAGAAATGGCAGTTACTCCTTTTAATCAAGCACAATTAATATCAGTGTTCTTGAATCAGCAAACAGGCACTGCCGGACCGCAATAAGCTAAAAATCACGCTTTTTTAGAATGATAAATACTTTTAAAGAGTATGAATCATTATGGCAACAAGTTCTAGACAATCTGCTTTGTTCGGTTTGAATGACTGGAAGACTATCTACCAAACCTTCAGTGAAGCTGACTTTAGAAGTTATGACTATGAAACTTTAAGAAAAAGTTTCATTGACTACCTGCAACTGTATTATCCCGAAACATTTAACGACTACACTGAATCAAGTGAGTTCATCGCACTGCTTGATGTCATCGCATTTATGGGACAGGGTCTTGCTTTCCGTAATGACTTGAATGCTCGTGAAAATTTTATCGATACTGCTGAACGCCGTGACAGTGTTATCAAGCTTGCCAATCTTGTCAGCTACACACCAAAAAGAAATATCGCAGCACAGGGTTACTTAAAGGTAACAAGCGTGTCTACTACTCAAAACATTTCTGACATTAACGGCCTAAATCTCAGTAACCAAACTATTCTTTGGAACGACCCTGCTAACCCTAATTGGTTAGAACAGTTTAACACCATCATCAATGCGACCCTAATCGATACTCAAAAAATAGGAAAGCCAGGCAATGTGCAAGATTTGCTAGGAGTAACTACTGCTGAATACACGATGTCTATCCCTAATACTGTTTTGCCTATCGTGCCATTTGAAAGCACAGTTGATGGAGTCAACATGGGCTTTGAACTAGTAAGCGCAAGTTCGGTAGACACTGATTATGTGTACGAAATTCCACCTGCCCCATCTGGTCTATTCAACATTCTTTATAGAAATGATAAGTTAGGGTTTGGCAGCCCTCAAACTGGATTCTTCTTTTACTTCAAGCAAGGGTCGCTTACCACATATGATTTTTCTTTCCAGCAGCAAATTAGTAACCAAACGGCTGATATTGATGTGCAAGGAATCAACAACAGCGATACATGGCTGTATCAGGTATTGGAAAACGGTAGTCTATCGCAATGGACTCAGGTTGAAAATGTATATGCAGATGCATATTTGCAGACCGAATCATCAAGTAGAGCAATCTTTTCGGTTGACTCTAGATTTAATGATCAGGTTACCTATGTATTCGGTGATGGCGTATTCAGTGCTATCCCTGTAGGAAACTTTACTGCATATGTACGAGCAGGAAATGCGTTAAGCTACACGATTGATCCGCTAGAAATGGCCGGCGTTAGCGTAACATTTACATATTTGAGCAGAGTAAACAAGTTCGAAACTATTACTTTTAATCTAGAATTGCCTTTGCCGGTAAATACTGCACAGCAGCGTGAAGCACTAGATGAAATTAAACTTCGTGCTCCTACTCGCTACTACACACAGAACAGAATGGTCAATGGCGAAGACTATAATAACTTCCCATACACATTATACAGTTCAATTATTAAAAGTAAAGCAATCAATAGATCAAGCATCGGTGTAAGCAAAAACTTAGACTTACTAGATCCTACTGGCAAGTATTCAAGTACTAACAGCTTTGGTAACGACGGAGCATTATATCAGGATGATAGTGATGGGTTCTTAACACTTACTATTAATACAACCAGTGACATCATTGCATTCTTTACTGATACACTATCAAGTGTGTTATCACTGAATCGGGCAACACAATACTATATTCAAAATTACACAAGATATAATCTGCCGTCTAGTCCATCTAATCAAGTGGTGTATTGGAAAACTAGTAGCGTAGATACTGGTGCTGAGTCAGGATATGTGTTTACTGTTTCTGGTTCACTAGAACAACCACAGAGTGTAGGCACATTCAATACTACTAATTTAAAATACTTAACACCGGGCGCTATTCTGAAGTTCAATGCACCTGATGGTTATTATTTTGATCTTACTACAAATAGATTAGTCCCAGGTATTGCGCCTAGTAATGAGAACACATACATTTGGTCTACTGTACTAAGTGTTGTCGGTGACGGTAGTAACAATGGAAGCGGTAGCTTTGCTAATGGAGCAGGTCCAATTAAAGTTAACGGATATGTTCCTTCAGGGGTAATCCTCACACAAATCATACCGGTCTTTGATAATTCGCTGTCTACTAATTTGATTCAAGAATGCTTGATTAAAATGGAATTGCAACAAGACTTTTCTTTAGTATTCAATAATAGTTTATTAGTAAATGAAGAACGCTGGTCAATCAGTTCATTCAATGATGCAAATTACTTTGTAAAGTTTGACTCTACCGGTGCAAATACTTACACTATTACCTATAAAGCATTGACATATTACTTTGGTAGTGTGGCTGACACAAGATTTACCTACAGTCCCAACGAGTTAGTGTACGATCCTTTCTCTGGCAAAATCATACAAGACTTCATCAATGTGTTGGCAATTAATAGTCAGTTTGGTTCAAACTCATCTTTGGGTCTTGACATTAAAATGAATATTTTAGGTCAGACAGTAGAAAGCGATGGGTATGTTAACGACTTTCAAGTTGAGGTTGCAACTACTGATGTCAATAATCGCCAATTAATATTGAATCCAGATTATTTTAATGAGATTACCGGATATCAAAATAACAACATTAATGTAGGTGTTTATGTATTTTTCGAAACAGTACAGGATCCTATTAACTTAACTCGCCAGTATGTCATTCCATCTAGTGATGTCGTATATACCTATCCAAATAAAAGCCAAATAGAAGTCAACAAATATGACTATCCATTGGGCACTTTGTTCTATGCTTATACAGAAAATAAGTTCTATAAGACAATACAAGATCAGACCAAAACAACTCCTGTCTATATTTTAACTGAACAGCTTCAATATTCAATGAAGCCAGGTCGTCAGGGACTTAGCTATCAGTACCGACACAATAGTAATAACACTACAAGAATTGACCCAGTGACAACTAATATTATTGACTTGTATGTGGTTACTCAGTCTTACTATACCGCATATCAGAATTGGATTGTGGACACCACAAATACTATTCCAGAACCTACTAGACCTACTATCGGCGAACTACAACAAGAATACGGGCAGATTCAAAACTACAAAATGCTTAGTGACGCAGTTATAGTAAACAGTGTAGTATTCAAGCCTCTGTTCGGTGCTAAAGCAGATTCCGCGCTGCGTTCTACTGTTAAGGTTGTTAAAGCACCTAATGTAAACGCAAGTGATAGTGAAATTCGCAGCGCAGTACTTTCAGCCATGAATAACTATTTTAATATTAACTTTTGGAATTTTGGAGACACTTTCTATTTCTCAGAACTCACTGCATATTTGCACGCAACTGTAGGAGAACTTATTAGTTCAGTCGTACTTGTTCCAAATGACCCATCTATGAGCTTCGGAGATTTATATGAAATAAAATGTATGCCCTACGAAATTTTTGTTAATGCAGCAACAGCAAATAATGTGGTTGTGATCCCAGCTCTCACACCCGCCGAATTACAGGTAAGATAAGTATATACATGGCTAGAATCAGAACATTAGACTTCCTCCCGGAAATTTTTCAAACACCAAACAACAGTGAGTTTTTGGCGGCTACGCTTGACCAAATTGTCAACCCTCCGAGTATTGAGCGTATTCAAGGTTATGTGGGTAGCAAGCTAGGTTATGGAATCAATGCAACCAATAACTATGTTACTGAGCCAACAAAAATTCGTACCGATTATCAGCTAGATCCAGCAGTTGTCTTTACTAAAACAGATGAATCCGTAGCTCAAGATTTTATCAGCTACCCCGGTATGATCGATGCTTTGAATCTTCAAGGAGCAGTGTCGGACAACAATAGTAGATTGTTTGAAAGTCAATTCTATTCTTGGGATAGTTTTACTAACCTTGACAAGTTAATCAACTACAACCAATATTATTGGCTACCTTTTGGTCCGCCCGCTGTAGCCGTCGGTTCGGCAACAGTATTCTCAGCACAAGATTATATTGTAACAGATTTATCAAATGGTTATAATATTAGTGAATTAGGATCAGGTGCCGGTGCAGTAAATCCTACTCTTACTTTACTAAGAGGCGGTGTATATAATTTCTCAGTAAATCAAAATAGTCAGTTTTGGATTCAGGGCGAGCCCGGCGTAACTGGATACAGTCCTGCTCAACCTAATCTTTATACTCGTGATGTGTTGGGTGTATCTAATAACGGTGCTAGTCAAGGCATAGTTACATTTGCTGTGCCCAATAAAGACGCACAAGACCAATTTAATTTCCCATTTAATACTACAGTAGATGTCATTTCAGATGTGCCGTTCGATCAAATTAACGGTGCTAGATTAGCCGATCTTCCATCAGGGATAGACGGTGTAACCGGATTGAACGGTCTAACTGTTATGTTTTATAACACCGGTGTAGTGAATGAAACTGGTTATGTGAGTGCATATTTTGGTGAAACTGAATACGATACTAATCTTGGTTTAGTTCCCGATACTGTAGCAACTATAGGCAGTTGCAATACTACATCATTCTCTATATCTGCTGGTACAACAGATTTGTTTTATGCAATCGATCCTAATACCGGAGTATTGATTTTTGCTCAACCAACTATTACTTTTGATAGCCCGGCATTTGGTGGAGTTATTCCTGGACAGGTGTACTATGTAAGTAGTGTTCTGAACTCTACTGACTTTACGATTAGCCTAACCTTAGGTGGGCCTAATATCACATTGACTCCTGGTTCAGGAAGCATGCCAGCAAACATTAATCAAGGGTTGTATGAAGAAGGCTTCTATACTTCGGTAAGTCAGAATTTTTATCAAGTAGAGTATGTCGGTAATCCTAGCGATCCAGTATTGCGTCTTAACCCAGCAGGGCTTGTACCAATCAATACTAGAATTACACCGCTATATGGTAGAGAATATATTGGATTATCCTTCTATAAGTCAGTGGGTGGCGGAATCTCGCAAATACCATATCTCAGTGCAGTCAAGGATATTTTGTATTATCAAGATAGCACAACTCCTAACAAGGTTGGCGTAATCCGCTTGATCGAAAGTAATGTTAAAAACACACTAGATGTTGAAACAGACATACTTGGACAAAAAAACTTTACTTCAACTAACGGAGTAGTGTTCACTAATGGTCTTAAGGTATCGTTTGACGGAGATGTAGTCCCTGCTAGCTATCTTACTGGAGAATACTATGTTGAAGGAGTAGGAACAGCAATGCAGCTTGTTCCTGTTGAATCGCTAATATGTCCTGAAGATTTTACTACTGGGGTGTTTAACCCATACGATGTTGCTCCATTTGATATTGGAAATTACGACAACAATTTGTTTGTTCCGGTCGACAAAGACTACATTACTATTGCTCGTAATAGTATAAGCAAGAATGCCTGGTCAAGAAGCAATCGCTGGTTCCACATTGATGTTATCAATGCTACTGCCTCATATAATAACAATCCTGCGTTGATTACTGAATTAGGAAATTACAATAACAAAGCACTTCGTCCTATTATTGAATTTTATCCTAATCTTAGATTATTCAATTCAGGATCAGCTGGTAAAAATCTTATCGATTTTTATGACACTAGACAAACTGATGCGTTAAGTGTAATTCCTGGAACAAAAGCGTACTATCCAGATGTAGAGACATATACTGCCTACACAGCAACTATTGCGCCAGCAATTGCAACGACCTCAACCACAATTACTGTTGATGCAGATGATGTAACCGGGGCATTTCAAGTAGGAATGTATGTTGGTGATACTGATGCTATATTACCTACTAATAGCCAAATCACAAGCATTACTGGTACAACTACCTTAACAATCACAGTTGAATGGGAAAATGCAAAGACTTTTGCAGGAACAACCAATGCAAGTATTGTTGGTACTGATACTACTGTAAATAATTATGAGGTGTTTTCCGGCTCAAGAATCATATTCAGCGAAGACACTACTACTGGTACAAAAAATAAAATCTTTGTAGTTGAATTGGCAGAAGTTATTGCTGGTCAAGGTCCAGTTATCACTCTCTCGCTTGCTGAAGATGCTGAAGTATTACCTGACGAACAAGTAGCTGTTCTTAGAGGCTATAATTATCAAGGTGATACTTTCTATTATAATGGTATTGACTGGAATCAAGCACAGCTAAAAATAACAGTAAATCAAGCACCTTTCTTTGATGTATTTGACGAAAACAACATCAGTTTCGGTGACACCGCAGTTTACAATAGCTCATCTTTCCAAGGCAACAAACTATTTTCTTACGGCTTCAGTGACACTACAATTGATGATCCTATCTTAGGATTCCCGATTAGATTTTCTTCAATCGACAATGTAGGAGATATTAGTTTTGATGTTTCGTTGAACTTAGATACTTTTGATTATGTTGCTTTGGGTAATCCTATTACGCAAAAAGTCAACACCGGCTATGTGTATAACTATGATACTAGAACCGATTACAATAGACTATTAGGATGGGAAACTACGGTAGCTCCTTCGACACAATATCAAGTGTTCAGCTTCCCTTATAATCAGTTTTCACAGCCATCGCAGTTCACTTGCGATATTGCAATGCTTCCCGTATTAGGTTCGGATGAATTGGGCTGGCCTAGAATACAGGTATATTTCAATAACATATATCAAGCTCCTGAAAATTACTCAGTAAGCGTAGGTACAGATTCAACAGTCGTTACTATTTTGACAACACCGTCTGATCCAAACAATACAGTAATTCAAGTTTTATTATTAAGTGATCAGGTAAGTGAATCAGCATATTACACTATTCCGATTAACTTGTCAAACAACCCATTCAATGGAGATGTAACTACTGTCAATGTAGGGGATGTTCGTCAACAATATCGTGATATCTTCATCAATGCGCCTAACACTTCAGGTGAAATCTTCGGACCAAATAACTACCGCGATTTAGGTAATCTTAACATCTATGGTACAAAGATTATTCAAAATAGTGCAAGTCTTGTTCTGCCTGGTACATTCTTACGCAAGAAAGAACACGATCTATTCAACGCCCTACTATTCAATAGTCGTGAATATATCAAGTACAAGCAGTTAATTGTTGATACCGTACAGAACACAGATTATGTGCAAAGATACACTCCTAGTGAAATCTTAGATGATGCACTTGATCAAATTACTGCGGCAAAAAGTCAACTCAACGCTTTCTTCTGGTCTGATATGTTGCCAAGCAAGAGTCCCTATAGATCAAACACCTATACATTTAATAACAGCTTAGATACATCAATCTATCCGTTAACACAAATCTATAACTTTGAAACTGCAAACTACAATGGTGTATTAGTATATCTTACTAGAACAGTTTCAGGCTTAACCTTCCAGCAACAACTATTAAGCGATGTGGATTACATCGTCAGTTCAGACAGTCCTTCATTGACAATTACTTTAGATTTGCTGCCGGGTGATAAGATTGTAATCAAAGAATACAACCAAACATATGGTTCATATGTTCCTAATACTCCTACTAAGTTAGGATTATATCAGGCATTTGAACCGGAAGTTGTTTTAGACATCAACTATAACACTCCTACTTATTTCATCAAAGGACATGACGGATCATATACTAAACTATATGGGCAGTATCTACCTGAAGTGAATGTGCTAGTTGATTTCAGAGATCAAGCATTGCTTGAGTTTGAAAAGAGAATCTACAACAACTTAAAGTTAAGCACCGAAGTGCCTATTTACGATTACGAAGTTGTTCCGGGGTACTTCAGAGATTCAACCTACAGTTGGGATGAATTCTTAGAAATGTATTCACCCGGATTCTTGAATTGGATTGGACAAAATAGATTAGATTATAAGACACAATTCTTTAATAAACTTAACGAATGGACTTATAACTATACTAATTCACAGAACAAGCTAGACCGCGCACCTATACTTCAGGGCTATTGGAGAGGGTTGTATGAATATCTCTATGACACTACTA